GCAACATAATTAGTTACAGCTTCTTCGGCATCAAGCAAACGCTGATACACTTCAAAGCCTCCCCACATTGCTCCTAATATAGAACCTAGCAACGGTATGATTAGCAGCATCTTGCCGCCACTTACTTTTACATCACCAAATTCTACTTCTGCCATCTAGGTCTTCTCCTTATAATGCCTCTAAATAAAATTGGAACATACCACCAATCCCTTTTAGCCTGCGTGGGAGCCGTGTATTCCCAAGTTTCTCCTTTCACGTTAGTCCAAGATACGTGGAACCCTTTCCACGTACCGGACACATGATAATTTAATCTACCACCATACTGTATTTTTTGCCAAATTGCCCATAATAAGCAATTCGAATAATACTTTACTTGTTGTGGCTTGGAGCCTTTACTTCTTTGAACCATTCATGTACCCGCTTTACTGGGTTATATTTTTTAAATCTAAACTTCTCACCGATTGTATTTTTTGTTTTTATAACTGAATAATGATAAGTATGGGAATCTCTTGTTTCATTTTCTGGTATTAACCAGGCGATAGTTTTTCTGCCTTTTGCCATTATTTACCCTGCCCCCGATATTTTTTATAACTACGCCTTTTACTTTTATTCATAGTACTGGTTTTTATCAGTCCTCTACCAATACTAGTTCCCTTTCCATTTGAATGATTCAACGTTTTTTTAACTGCACCAGTACCAGCTCTTTTTTTAGCCATAACCTATTCTCCTAAAGATAATAAAACATTATAATATATATTCTATCTATACTGCCCAGATATCATTTCTTCATGTTTGCCACTTGTACCGATAAGTTGTAACATAGAATTTCTATCATTTTGTACTCTATTTGCCGGTAAGCCTCTATCATTATAAAATGCGTTATCTCGCAATTGCACGTTGTTATATTGTGCAAAGTTACTATTCCTACCCATTAAGAATACAGTCAAGCTCTGATCCCCAAATCCTCCAGAGTCTTTCATATCATTAGCAAACTCTTCTAGATTAGAAGCAAGTTGTTCTTCAGACATATTGTTTGCTTGTGCAACTGCTTTCTGAGTTGTCTGTTGTTCTTGTTGTGATGGAGGTGCAACATCAAACTGTGAGAAGTTAGGAGCTACATTATTAAGAACTGCAGTGATGCTTTGCCCTGTTGAAAATGATTGATCTTGTTGAGCAGAGAATCCACTGTCAGTTGTAGGAGTTGATGATTCCATTTGAAAGTCGACTGTTAGTTCTTCTTGTGTCGCTTGTTCTATTGGACTTTCAACAGCAACGGATACCTCTGCAACCGTTATTGTTGGGTCTACTATCATATCCAGTGTTACACTTTCAAATATAGCATCAACACTCCCAAAACTAAATTCCTGTTGTACTTCATTTTGAGTAGATTCTGTCGCAGTATCAGTGGATTCTTGTTCTATTGCGACAGATATTACGCTTTCTGCTACTTGCACATCTTGTGCAACTATTTCCTGGATTATGTCTTGTTGTACAGCAGTTGCTTCATTACTTGTGGCCGCTTGTGTATTTACTACAGATTGACTAGTAGATTCTGTTGCTAATGATACTGCTGCCATTTCAGCATTTTCTGCTGTGGTCAGTGCTATTGAAACAGCATCAATTTTCGGCCCCTCTGTTGCAACAGCTTCTTCGGATATGAGTAAATCTTCTTCAATATTACTCATATCCTCTTCTATATGAGTAATTTCTTCGCTTTCTTCTACATATTCCTCTTCTAAAGCAATATCTTCGCTAATTGTATCGGCTCCCATCTCTTCTTCTTCAAGTAAAGTGGATTCATCTGAAATTGTTTCTTCGGTTTCAGCGACTGGTTCGGTATAAACTTCTCCGAGTTCTTCGCTGTATAAGGGCCCTGTGTCATTAAAAGTTTCTTCTTCATATTCTTCAAATCCTGCAGGCTCTTCTGATTGATAAGTTTCTGTATATCCCCCATATTCCTCCTCCTCATATCCGTAATCTATTTCTTCATTATATGATGCTACAAAAGTTTCTGTTATTTCAGTTTCATAAAAATCAGATATATCGTCACCATATACAAAATCTGTACCTGCTGCGTCTTGTAATAATAAAGCCTGGTCGTAACCTGGGCATTGCGTGTCATAAAAAGGATCATAATCACACTGTTGAGTAAAGTATGCTGCTTCATATCCTGTACATTGTATACTATATAAAGCATCTATACTACACTGTTGATTGAAATATGCTTCTTCATATCCTGGGCAACGACTATCATTTAAAGCGTTGGAGCAATCTAGTGAACTCTCATAGCCACCATCTTGTCCGTACCAAGCATAACCTTGACCCGAGAATAGTTGACTCCACCAATTCATCCCACCAAGATTTGAATCTGAAATATTGTTGCCGTAATACAACTTAGTCGCATCGCCTAGACTAGTATCACCAGAAAAACCTATAAAAGTTTGATGTTGTACAACATCTACTTCATCATACAAAAAGTCAAATGAACCATCAGGCCACAAATTTGCCTGAAAGGTGTTTAAGTTACTAGTTGCATATTCTGTAACATTGTACCAAAGGAAAGACGAGCCGCCTTGTCCTGTTTCGTAATAATAGCCATCATCAGGTGTTAGATTAGCATCTCTCAAATCAGTCCATAGTGGGGCAAGCATAAAACTAAAATTTCCCCAAGTGTTTCCTGCTGTCAGGTCTACTCCATTACAGCACATTGAGTTGTATGTGTCAGGATTACCGAATTGCGTTGTGGGATCGTATAGAAGGATGACACCGTTACTGCTCATCCAAGCATCAGTGAATACACCGCCATAATAAGGAAAGGTATGACCCAAAGAAACGTGGAAGGTACCATCATCGACACCTTCCATTACTTTGGTCATACCAGCTGGACTTAGCCAATCAGCATCAGCATAAGCGCTTATGCTGAAAAAGGCTAATAGTGTAAAGAGTATTTTTTTCATCGAGGCATATTAGGCGATTCAGTTATACGACCTCGCTCAATATCCTTTTCATCTATACCAGGAATATCAGCAAGATTTTCTTCCCAAGCTAAACCAGCTTCATCACCTATCATACCTTGATAAGGACATGGAGTACCTGCCATCTTCATCGCAGTCCATACTCGAGAGTCCTGACACATCAACGATACAGCAGCAACACGCATGCCCATATCGTACAAAGTCTTAGAGAGTTTAATACGTTCACAGTTAGTATCAGTGATTGACTTGCCACCAGAGATACCAAATATCTGAGTTTGTACTGCACCACTCACGCCTGTTGTACACAAGTCTTGCGAATAAGAACTGCCAATAGAAGGAGCAATAGCAGAAGGAGGAGGCGACTCAATCTTTTGATTGATGTTCTGAGTCTGTGTACTCTCGCTTACACTTCTGTTCTCATTTACATTAGTATTCTGATTCACATTATTATTAGTCGCAGTACTAATGCTTTCTGATTGATTAATATTTGTATTAGTATTGTCACTGACTATATTATTGTTGTTAGTATTTACAGCCGTGCTATTACTTTCAATAGTACTATTATTCGTATTTATGTTTTCACTACTAGAAAGGCTATAGTTTTTATTTGTAGCATTGATCGTGGTGTCATTAACATTAGTGTTGTTATTGGTATTTGTACTAATACTCTCGTTGTAATTGTTATTTGTATTATTACTAGTAGTATTATTAGTATTAAGGTTTGTATTCGTATTCACGTTTTTATTACTACTAACACTAACATTTTCGCTATAATTGGTATTCGTATTCGTATTAGTATTCACGTTATTATTGTTATTCGTATTAGTAGTACCACCAGAAAGAATATTATAGTTCGTATTCTCATTAGTGTTTGTATTCGTACTAGTATTCACATTTGTATTGGTGTTAGTAGTACCACCAGATAAAATGTTATTATTAGTATTTGTATTCGTATTAGTAGCCGTACTAGTACTAGTATTTAAATTAGTATTAGTATTAGTAGAAGTACTAGTAGAAGTACTAGTATTCGTATTCAAGTTCGTATTAGTATTAGTAGAGGTTACCGTTGATGCCGAATTCGTAGTACCATTAGTCTCCACATAGGTAGTAGAGTCAAAATTGCCGTCAGCGTCATTTTGAACTTGTGCGTGTACAATATAGGGGGTCATCAGAATCATGATAAAGGAGCTAATCTTGCGCATCAGATTTTCCTTTATGGATGAGATTATACTAGTATTTATTAATTTATTGTATCAAAATGAGGCATTTTTTGATATATTTTAGCCTAAGTGATTGATTTAATTAAACAAAAAAAGTTACAATTTGTTACAATTTTTAACCGTATACAAATCAACAGCTTACAGATAAAAATTTATAAGCTATTGATTTCTAAGGCGAAAATAAATTGTACTTTAGCGGTCAGATACAGTATAATTACCATACAAAATGAGAAAAGAGACAAGATTATGAATAGAATTGAAATGATCAAGAATGCTGTCTATAAAATTCAGGGTAATCCTGAGTTTCGTGCTTCAATGAAAAAAGCAAATCAAAGGTTTATCCGAGATTGCGAGAAAAAGATTGCTCGTATTAAAGCTAAGCAAGAACGTCAGCTTGACAAAGAGCTAGAAGCTCTTGACGAAAACTATAACGCTATTGACTTTAAAGTTGCTCGTCATATTGCTGATGAAAGTGTTGGCGAGATTCATCGTGAAACTGTTAAATTTGATAATTAGTGGAATTAATATGAAAGATTTATATGGTTATGAAGTTGATTCAGATGGTCGTTATGCTACTGCTGAAGTAGCAGCACAGGCTTATGCAGAGGAGCTATATAGCTACATATCAGATGCATCTAAGGACGCTCAGGGCTTCCGCCACCGTATGGACATTAGCGGTATGACCTTTGCCCAGCTTAAGGCAGAGTGTGATTACTGGTCCAACCAAGTCGCTATTGCCATTGAGCAAGAAAAGGAAGAGACCGCCATGGCGATAGAGGAGTTCAAAGCTCTGATACAGAGTCTCATTGAGATGGGTGCAGGTGACGAAGAAACTGCTCTGCGTTGGTTGACTCAGGATGCAACTTTCTATCATAGCCATGATGTTGACCATTGGGTTTATAGACAGGGCATCCTGTTTACGGATTATGGTGAAGAGCTTTGTAAAAAGCTTGACAATATTGTAAGCTATGAAGAGGTTGCATAAGTGTCAACACCGAAGCGAATTAAAGAAATGAGAATGGAAGCTCATCAACAAGAAAAGAAAGATAGAGAACGAAGGAGGTTGTTTTCTATCTGTACACCAAAAAAGAAGGAGTTTATACCTTATGTCCCGAAACCGATTTATCGCAAGGATGAACCGCAGTATGCAAGCGCAATCAGCAACAAATGCGAGCATTCGGCGTCAGCAACGGCAAAACCAAGCCGAACAGAATATTCAGGTGACTATGTCACAGGAATCGCAATCATGCACAAATCAAACCTCGTTCCAGTCGGAAGAGGCGATAACCCCGAAAACTATGCAACAATGCGTAGAAGTTAATATGACCTATCAAGAATATAAAACAATTTTAGCCAATGGTGTGCACACAGTGTACTTTACCAAAGTCAATGGAGAGGAACGTAAGATGAATTGTACTCTTAATGTAGAGTACATACCTGAAGATATGCGTCCATCTTCGAATTCTCAAATTAAAGAAAATACAGAAGTTGTACGCGTCTATGACGTTGATGCTTCTGGTTGGCGTTCTTTTCGAATCGATGCAGTTAGTAAGTTTGTATAAATATGTTTACGACTTTGTGATATCATGATATAATAGTGGTATTACATAGGAGAACTATATGGCATTAAAGAAAAAAGTACATAAGATACGTGCTCGACCAAAAACTGGCTTAGCGGCAGCTCCATTAGACTGCTTTCGTAAGCTCAGGTTTTATTTTCACTATGAGATGGATCCTAAAGAAATTAGTCCTATCATTAAAGAGTGGATTAAATCTGAGTTTTCAAAAGAAGATGCTAAAGCAATTTTAGCAAATCCAGAATATCACTTTACTATGCATACGCACTTTGCCGCGTGTATATTTTGGAAAAGTCTTAATTTAGAAATTGATGATGATTATAAGAAGTGGCCTACTGTAGCACGTAGCTATTACGAGGATCTTCTTGAATCTGGTAAAGCAATTCTAAAAGAGAAAGCTGCAGCTACTCCAGATACTGCATCAAATGTCGTTAAGCTGAATCCTCATCAACGACTCATGAACAAGATTAATGATACCATTATGACTGACATTGAGTTGTTATTTGAAGATTGGGCAGATGGAGAAAAAACTTCTCTTGATCTTTATGTACAGTTTAAAAAGCACGGACTTACCGGATCTGCAACTGAGCCTGTACGTAAACAGGTTGAGTTTCAGTTGATTGAATATCGTGATGCATATAGTGGTGAGTGTGAAGATGCTGCTGAAGGCTGGTCACATGTAACAAAGCCTGAGCTCAAGAGGCGTATCAAAGCATTAGAAGAAATGCTATCTGATCTTGATAAGATTAAGAATGCGGCTAGAGCTACGCGTAAGACTCGTATTAAAAAACCAAGAGCAGCTGATAAGCAAGTCGATAAATTACAATACCTCAAAGAATCAAACGAATATAAGATCGTATCGATACTACCAATTCAAATTGTTGGTTCGATGCGCTTATATGTCTTTAATACAAAGACACGTGAATTGATTGAATACATTTCTGAATCTGTATCCGGATTCGAAGTGAAAGGTACAACATTGCAAAATGTATCTAATGCATCTCGTAAAACACGGTTAAGGAAACCAGAAGATTTCCTTGGCATAGTGCAGTCTAAAACACCGAGGCAAATTGATAACGAATGGCAAAAGTTAACTACAAAGACAAGCAAACCCAATGGGCGAATCAATACGGATTGTGTCTTATTACGTTCATTGGACTCTTAGCGATAGCACTTACGTGGGACTATACACCACAAGTAAAAGAAACACCAGAGCCAATAATAGTTGAAGCTCCAGCTGAAATTGTTATTACTCCAATAACTGCCGATGACTTGTTAACTCAAGAATCAATTAACTGTTTAATTCAAAATAGTTATTATGAAGCTCGAGATCAGGACATCGATGCAATTACCGGTGTTGTGCACGTGTCATTAAATCGTTGGAATGATAGACGATACCCTAATGATATTTGCGACGTTATATACCAAAGTAAGGTGGATTACTACGGAAGAATCATACTGAACCAATGCCAGTTCTCATGGTATTGTGATGGTAAGTCTGATAATCCTAAAAATAAAGTGGCATATGAACGTGTATCAGAAATTACCAAAAAAGCTATTATGCTTTGGTATTTAAATATGGATATTACAGATGGATCTACACACTATCACTCAATAAAGGTTTATCCTGATTGGGCAAATACACTCGCTTATACTAAACAGATAGGCGATCATAAATTTTATAGATGGAATTAGCATGATTGAAACAAAGATATTAACGCGTAAAAAGTTTTCAAGTTTGGTTGAATACAAAGTAAGGTTATATAGTCTTAGCTATATCGATGCTTGTTTAGAAGTGTGTGAAGAGGAAGAATATCCACCAGAAGATATTAACAAAGTTTTATCAACGCCTTTACTTGAAAAAATAGAAGCGGAAGCCCGTAAAAATAAATTAGTAAAAGGCTCTACTAGCGCTATGCTGCCTATATGAGATATATGGAACCTTTTGACGCATTCAGATTTTATCAATCAATCAAACTCCATTTTGAGTCTGATTCATATGACGCGGTTAAGTATAACTATAAGACTTCGGCGAATCATAGATCGTTTTGGAAAAGAAGAGATAAGTACTTCTTTGCAAAGATTGGTAAACAATTTGATTCAGCTGAAGAGTTGATAGAATTCTTTGCAGCCCATTTTGTTTCAGGTAACGGATGGGTTGGTGAAATGATTCAGAATGAAAGCACGTATACACAATGGCTTAAAAAGAAAGAAGCTATGACGTATCTCTTTGAACAGGATTTATATAAGCTCAAAGAGATATCTGAAAATTTTGATGATTTATTAGATTGCTCTAATGGTCATCCTGAAATAGTAACTGCGTATCTTAGAGAAGAGATTTCTATCGAGACGGTAGTTATTATAAATAAATTGGTTGGCTTTATGAATAAGGCTGACAAACAGATTACGGAAACTATTGTGTGGCCTGACGTCTCACGTAGAATTCGTAAGTACGCCGCATTCGTTAAGGTTGACACTAAAAAGATGACAAATACTATCTTTAAAGTGTTTACAAACTAAAACGAATATGTTATAATACAGTATATATTATGCAAAAGTGGATAATACAGTTAATACGGAGAAATACATATGTCTTTTGAAAATCTAAAGCAAAATCGCTCGTCTTCTATCGAAGCCCTCACTAAAGCAGCAGAAGCAACATCTGGCGGAGCTCCTCAAAAAGAGTCTTATGCCGATGATCGTTTTTGGAAACCAACAGTTGATAAAGCTGGTAATGGTTTTGCTGTCATTCGTTTCCTTCCTGCTCCTGCAGGTGAAGAACTACCATGGGTTCGTTACTGGGATCACGGCTTCCAAGGTCCTGGTGGTTTGTGGTACATCGAAAACTCTTTGACTTCAATTGGTCAAGCAGATCCAGTCTCTGAAATGAATTCAGTTCTTTGGAATACCGGTCGTGATGAAGATAAGCAAATTGCTCGTGATCGCAAGCGTCGTCTGCACTATGTCTCAAACATTCAGGTTGTTTCTGATCCTGGTAATCCAGCGAATGAAGGTAAGGTATTCCTTTATAAGTTTGGTAAGAAGATCTTTGACAAGATCATGGATATTATGCAACCACAGTTTGCTGATGAGCAACCAGTAAATCCATTTGATTTCTGGGATGGTGCTAACTTTAAGTTGAAGATTCAGCAGGTTGCTGGTTATCGTAACTATGATAAATCAGAATTTGCTTCTGTGTCTACTGTATCAGATGATGATACACAACTCGAAGCGATTTATAACCGACTCTACTCATTACAAGAGTTTGTAGATCCTAAGAACTATAAGTCTTATGATGAATTGAAAACTCGTCTGAATAGAGTACTTGGTAATGAAAGTGTTATGACTACTGCTGAATCTATTTCGATGGATAAAGTAGATAATACTTCACATTATGAACCAATTGCAGAAGAAACGTCTGCGCCTAGTTCGTCTGATGAGAGTGACGATACTCTAAGTTACTTTCAGAAATTAGCTGCACAAGGCTAATAACTTTAAGGGTGATACTTAGGGAGTCTTCGGACTCCCTTTTTTTATCTGATGAAATTAACAAAATCACTTCTTACAAAATCATCTGCACTGAAGCCTTGCGAGAAGTTATAAGAAGAGGCTGACATGTTATTTACATTAGTAGCTGCATTTGAAGATCCACCGTTAGTGACTGCAATTATTGCTGGACCTGAATTAGCATTAAGCATTGAGTTAGTACCTTCCATAACTCCAGATCCAATATTATTTGGTAGTGATATCGGCATAGATTCGCCTGGTTGTACTATTCTCAAACCATTTGAGTCAAACCTTGGAGCCGATTCTGGCTGAAATTGTATAGGCTGTCTTTCTAGTACTCTTGCTACTTGCCTTTCTTCTCTTTCTAGTACTCTTGCTGCTTGCCTTTCTTCTATACTAGCAACTGGACCAATATCAATACCAAGCCAAGAAATTAATTTACCAAACTTCTCATTAATCCAATCCCATACGTACCACAACATATCTAATATTTTTTCTGTGATATCAAAATCATCTAATGTTTTTGAGAATTCTTCAAATCCTAATTTTTCTGCAATCCAAGAAATAATATTTTTTAGCCATCTAGTAGGAGCTGTTATTAATTCAATTAATGTCCCTAATAGTATTTCACCCCAACCTGCACCAGAATCAAATAACTCAATGCCTTTCTGGATAGATTCGTATATTGCATATATTGCTGCAACAACTGCTCCGGCAACAACAGCAAATGAAGCAGCTGCTCCCAAGCCACCAATACCAAGTGCTCCTGCTGCGTACATTGCATATATGCCAATAGTTTCTATTGCTGAAACAATTCCAGCCATGGAAATCCCTAATCCCGTTATCCATCCGCCTAAAGCCCAAATAGCAGTACCTAATAAACTAATACCGCCCCAAATCAATCTTGCTGTTCCAGTTGGAGATATCATAAATCCAAGTGATAATGCTGCACCAGCTAGTAAACCTGATAATCCACCAAGGTGCCCTTCCATTTCTTCTTTAGCTGTTTCCCAATCTCCCTCAATGATTGCATTTATAGACCTATATGCATCGCCTAAGTAATTGACAATTGTGTTAAAAGCACCTTTTAAATCTTCCCACAGTTTTTCCCAATCAATAGACTTTAAATATTCTTTAATATTAGTAAAAGTTTCTCCCATTTTAGTAATTAATTCTTCCAATTGCTCAGGGCTCATGAGCAAAAGAGCTAAACCAGTTAATAAGCCTAAAATAGAAAAAGCATTTTTC